AAACTGAAGACAGACGTTACAAAACTTGGATTACAGGTTCAGCAGGTGGAGCTAATAACTCTGACTTAGATGCAATGGAAGTAAACTTCTTGTCTGAGAGAGCTGTATGTACGTTAGGTGCAAACAACTTCTTCTTATTCCAAGATTAGTATATTACTAAAAGGAGTCCACTAATCCGGACTCCTTTTATTTTTTTTTAAATCAAATTCAAATCAAAATTAAATGAAAAAAGCAGTAGAGTACGTAGACAAACAGTATAAGTTACTAGGAGATGAAACTCCTTTATCTTTTATGTTAGCATCAAGACACACGGGTAGATACCCATTGTTATGGTTTGACGAAGAGAAAGGCGAGAGTAGAGCCCTTCGATACGCAAGAAACCAAAAGAGCCCTTTTGAGGACGAGCAAGACGGTAACGCAATCCTAGAACCAATCATCTTTGAGGATGGTTTTTTAACGGTTCAGAAAACCAATCAATCTTTACAGAAATTCTTAGAGCTACACCCAGCTAAAGGTGTTAAGTACACTACCATTAATAAAGCTAAAGAAGCTATTGATGTAGTTGAAGAGCTTAATATTGAGGTTGACGCATTAATTGCGGCGAGAGAATTATCAATAGACCAAGTTGAAGCAATCACGAGAGTAGCGTTTGGAACTAATCCAAGTAATGTTACCTCAGCAGAATTGAGAAGAGACATCTTATTGTTCGCCAAGAGAGAGCCTAGTGGGTTTTTAGCAATACTAGGAGACTCTACGTTAATGATTGACTCGCTAGTTCAGTCATTATTTGACAAAAACGTATTAGCATTTAGAAACAACAAGAAGGAAGTATTCTTTAATACGCCTACGAATAAGAAGCGAATGATTACCATACCATTTGGGGAAGACCCTTTATTTGTGGTATCATCATACCTTCAGACAGATGAAGGGATTGAGGTATTAGAATTCTTAGAGAAAGTCGCAGAGACTAAATAATCAAAAGAGGAGGCTGAAAAGCTTCCTTTTTTTTTATTATCTTTGTGGTATTATTAATCACTCATATAGTCAAAGTATAATGGCAAAATATTTAGGAATACCTATATCATTATTAGATGGAACTAGCGATTCTACGGTTACTGCTTCTGGAACTAGCGGTAGCGTGTCGGTGTCTGAAAATTACCTCCTTGATACTACTGCAAATGTATTTGATAACGTGCAAGTAGGCGATACTGTAGTTAATACTGTAACTATGGCTCAGGCTACAGTTACAGACATTGATTTTGTTAGCTCAGGTATTCTTATCATATCTAGCGATATATTCTTGGTGGTATCTCAGGGTTACTCTATAACTAGAAGTCTTACGCTCTTTGACGCTACTGCAAATGTATTCGATGACGTTCAGGTAGGTGACGTTGTAGTTAATACTGCGACTATGGCTCAAGCTACGGTTACAGATATTGCCTCAGCAAGTTCGGGTGCGTTAACAATATCTAATGACATATTCTCAGTTACAACTCAAGGTTTCTCTATATTCGCTCCTAACGATGATACTCGTGGTAATGTATTGATGTCTATAGAGGGTTATATGGTAGCTAGAAACGCTTCGGGTAGTCTTGTCGTTAACTTTTCGTCTGGATGGACTGCTGATACACAATCCTACTTACCTGTAGGAACTCCGGTAGAAGATTCGTTTTTAACTAAACTATATTTACGTTGGATTGAAAGGTTGTTATCGAATAACGCCACCAATAATAGGTTAGACATACCTCTTAATGAGTTTTACAATAATTCAAGCAATGTACCTTATTACATTAAAACTATAACAATCAATTAATATGGCAAAGTTTTTAAGATTTGAAGCATCGCAGACAGGTGAAGGGACTAGGGCTTTGTTGGTTGGGTTAAGTAATTTAGCTTCGATTCAGATACATTCTGCTGGTAGAATTATATTAACTTATGGTTCTAGCCCTACAACCTCTGATGTTTTAAGTTTGTATTTCGACACAACCCATGAAACAACACCTCTGCAAATGAGGAACTTCTTTCAAGATAAAATGATACAAGCACAAAATGGAAACGCAAATGCTTCTATACTTAACATAATCACGCCGTTAGAAATAACAAACTATTCGGTAGGTTAATGGTATGTAAAACCAATTACTGAAGAGCCTTTTTATAGGGCTCTTTTTTTTTGATTATATTTGTAAAAAGATTTTAAGATGATTGATTCAATAAGAAATACAGTCCTTGCTATACTTAACAAGAATAACTACGGATATCTTTCGCCATCAGACTTTAACTTGTACGCTAAACAAGCACAATTAGAGGTTTTTGAGAATTATTTCTATACCTATAACAATCAGTTAAACCTAGAGAATGCACGTAAGTCAGGAACTGAGTATGCTGACATAGCTAAAGGTATTACTGAAACTATAGATTTATTCTCCAATACAAGTACGCTTACTCAGGACACTTTAAATACATACACGCTACCATCGGACTATTACCTAATCAATAAGGTTTTATGTTCTACGGGCGGAGTACTTAAAGGTGAGGCTGAAAGGGTAAGTCAGAGCAAGATTACAATGCTTGGAATGTCAGTACTTACAACTCCTAGCGTTGATTTTCCCGCGTATAGTAGTCAAGGTTCTACAATAACTGTATTACCAACTACCTTCAATGGAGCTTCTGACGTTACGGCTCAATACATAAGACACCCTTTACCTCCTAAATGGACGTACTACACCTTATTAGAGCTTCAAGGCCCTGTATTTAATCAATCGGCAAGTGACTATCAAGACTTTGAGCTTCCGTTATCTAACGCTAATGACCTTATTATAAAAATATGTCAATATGCTGGGGTAGAAATTAGAGAAGCTACGGTGGTGCAATTCGCTCAAGGACAAGAACAACAAAATAACATACAACAATAATGGCATATATATCTCAGTATCAGTATTACGATAATGGTGGAGTTTCTCCTGAAGATGCTAATTGGGGTTCGTACCAATATGTAAGTCTAAAGGATATTGTAAATAACTTTATGTTAATGTATCAAGGAAATCACTCTTTGGTTAACAACGAGGAGCGTTACAGAATTCTATTCCATGCAAAGAGAGCTATACAGGAGTTAAACTACGATGCTTTTAAAGAGGTTAAAGCTCTTGAACTTACTATTGACGATACGTCTAGGTTTATACTACCTAGCGATTATGTGAATTGGGTAAGGGTATCTCTTTTTGATAACGGATTACTAAGACCTCTTACAGAGAATATTAGGTTGACATCAGCTACAGCTTACTTGCAAGACACTAACGATAAAGTAACATTTGACGATTATGGTAATGCTGTAAAGAAGGAGTTTTCGGCTATAGATACGGCTAGGATTGAAGGTACTAAGAAAAGTATATACTTGAACGCTAATAGCCCATTCAACGGAAGTGAGGGGTATAATGTTGACGGCTCATGGTTCTTTGACTATGCCGTAGGAGCTCGCTACGGGCTTAATACTGAAACCGCTAATGCTAACCCTACTTTTAAGATTGACGCTAAGGCAGGCGTTATAAACTTCGATTCAACGATGGCAGGTAAAAGCGTTATAGTGGAGTATGTGTCTGACGGAATGGAGGGAGGTGACAACTCGTTAATAACTGTTAATAAGTTATTTGAAGAATTTGTGTACGCACATATACAATACTCTATATTGGATAGTAAGCTTGGTGTTCAAGAGTACGTGGTTAATAGAGCTAGGAAAAAGAAATCTGCTCTTTTAAGAAATGCAAAGATAAGAATTAGTAATATTCATCCTGGTAGATTGCTTATGAATCTAAGAGGGCAAAATAAATGGATTAAGTAATATGGCTAGTAGTAAGAGAAATTTCATAGCAGGTAGAATGAATAAGTCTGTAGATGAGAGACTTGTGCCTAACGGTGAGTACGTGGATGCAATGAATGTTCGTTTAGGCTCTACTGAGGATTCGGATATTGGCTCTGTAGAAAACTCAAAAGGGAATTCTCTTTTAGCTACAGTTACGATTGCTGGGCAACCATTAAGTGCTAACGCTAGATGTATTGGAGCTTTTGAGGATGGAGTTAATGAAACCATATATTGGTTTATACATGACTCATTAAATACGGCTACAGCTACAGATAAGGCTGACTTAATAGTATCATTTAACACTAAGACTGAAACTTTAAAATACCATGTAGTTAGTTTTAAGAACTCTCTAGATGTTACGAATACAACCTTAAACTTCAACCCTCAATTTCTAATAAATAACGTAAATAAGGTTGGCGACTTATTGTTCTTTACAGACAATTACAACCCTCCTAGAAGGATTAACGTAAATAAATCTTACGGATACGCTACATCTATAACTGGAGTGGATGAGTTTTCTGCGGAAGATATTCTAGTAATAGTTAAACCACCATCATATACTCCTAGTATTTTAGCACTTCAAGCTTCTGAGGAGAATACGTTTATGCACGAGAGGTTTATTTGTTTTGCTTACAGGTATAGGTACAGTAATAATGAATACTCGGCTACATCTCAGTTTACTAATCCTGTATTCTCACCTAAGCCATTCTCATTAAACCCCGACACCTTCTTAAACGAGGGCATGGTTAATTCAACAGACTCATCTACAGTTACCTACAACACAGGAGGTAAGGATGTTGTAGCTATTGATATTCTTTTTAAAGAGTCAGCTTCTAATACTATAAAGGTAATTGAGTCTATAAATAAAAAGGAGAGTAATATTTCTAATGATGTAACTCAAGATTACACGTTCGAGGACAGTAAGATATTCACGATACTTTCATCTTCGGAGATATTAAGGTTATATGACAATGTACCTTTAAAAGCTAAAACCCAAACAGTTATGGGTAATAGAGTTATGTACGGAAATTATATAGAGGGTTATGATTTAAAAAGAGGAACTGAAGCTACAAGATTAGATTATAGAGTTGAGCATATATCTAATGAAATAGGCTCGACTTCTGTAACACCTACTTTAGTTACCACAACGTATCCTGTAGCTGGAAACGCAGCTTCATTAGGGAAGTTTAGTTTCTTCATGGGTTCACTTGGTTTCCTAGATACAGGTTCGGTTATATCTATTTCATTTTCTATAAAGCACTCTTCGTTTCATGCAGAAGCATCTAATACAGAGCCAGAGCCTACTCAGACAACACCTAAAACAGATGTATCATTCGAGTACACTTTAATTAACTCTTATCTTACTGTAGCAGAACTTGTTTCTAGTTTAGACTTCCAAGAGAAAATAGGTACTTTTGATAACATTAAAGCAGCCCCTTTAGCTGAGGATGGTAGTACGTTTACTGATATAATAAACGCTGCAACACCTCAAGAATTAGGTTTTTACGATAGATTGAAAAGTGGTATAAATGTAGTGCCTTCTCCTATAATTGTTACAGGAACGGATACGTCATTAACGCTTACTAATATAACTATGGCGTATTCTTCTGATGTGGATAATGCTCAGGATTCTAATACTTTTTATGAGCTATACGACATATCGGATATTTATATAGAGCTAAAGGATACTAATGACTCTTTAAGTTTACATAGTAATCGAGGTTACGAGGTTGCTATAATATATGTAGATGAGTTCAATAGGGCAACTACAGCTTTAGTTAGCAATGACAATAACATCCACGTACCGTGTAAGGCAAGTGATGTTCAGAATAAATTAAAGGTAACTATACCAACAACTCAAAAAGCACCTAACTTTGCTAAGAGGTATAAGTTTGCAGTGAAGCCTGACGCTGAGGGATATGAAACGATATATTCTCTCATCTATTTCAATGAAGAGTTAACCAATTACACTTACTTTAAATTAGAGGGCGAGAACGCGGCTAAGGTAGAAGAGGGTGATAGGTATATAGTAAAGAGGTCTTCTTCGGGAGTGCCAAATGGATGTGCGTATGCTACGGTATTATCAAAAGAATCTTTAGCGGAAGGTGATATACAGACTGGAATAGCCAACCTTACAACGCCAGAGGGTGTTTACATGAAAATATTAAACTCTGACTTTGCTGCTGAATACGGTAGCGGAAGTTATATAAGTCCAGGGCTTCAGTCTGAAAGAAATGATGGAGGTATTAGAGCTACGCTTTCGTATAGCGGGTTTGAGAAGTCTGAAGTAGCTGGAGTTATGACTAACTATCAAATACCACTGGGCTCTAATATTAAGGTTACTATGGATTTGTATAGAAACCAAAAAGGAAATTGCGATTATTGGTCATATAAATACGATAGGACATTTTCTTCCTCTCAGAATTATAACGACATTTTAGAGTGGTGGGATGGAGATAATATAGCGTTAACACTGGGTGGTGGGAATAGCAATGGAGGTGCTTCCATGGATTACAGTGCTGATGGTTTTGAATCAGGCACAGGTAACACCGCTAACTGTTTTATGTATAAAACAGCTACAAGCGATGAGATAAAATTTATAGTGAGGGGTTTTTCGTCATGCGACTCATACTCAGGAGGTTCTTCAAACATTAAAGTATCCTTTTCTGTAGTCCTCTCTAATGGAGCTATTGTATTTGAAACGCTCCCTATTGATAGCTTGCCTGATGTATGGTATGAAGGGCAAGATTCATATCCTATAAGCGAAGAAGGATACCACGAGTCAAATATCGGTGGAGATATAAATCAAACGTCAAGCGTAAATGCTGAGTTAACTTTAGGTTTCCATAATTGCTACACTTTCGGTAACGGAGTAGAGAGTTACAAGATTAGAGATTCAATCAAAGGTAAGGCAATGAGGCTTGGAAATAGAGTTACAACTGTTTCTGAGCAAGATTACAAACAAGCTAAGAGGTCTTCTGATATTACATACAGCGGTGTTTTTAATGATGAAACAAACATTAATAGGCTTAACGAATTTAACTTAGGTCTTTCAAATTTTAAACCTCTTGAGAATTCTTTCGGGCCTATAAATAAAATGTTCGCTAGAGAAACTGACATACTTACATTACAAGAAGATAAAGTATCTTACGTCTTGTCTAGTAAAGGCTTACTTACAGATTCTTCAGGTGGAGGAATACTTACATCTGTACCTGAAGTTTTAGGTCAGCAAATAGCAAGAGTAGAGGATTTCGGTATTAGTGATAACGCAGAGAGCTTCACCTCTTACGGTAGTAGTAAGTTCTTTACAGACTCTAAGAGAGGTGCAGTAATCCAGTTAAAAGGAAGTAGTGCTTCAAACGAGAGCCTTAATGTTATTTCTGAACTTGGGATGCGTTCATGGTTTAGAGACTTGTTTTCAGAAAACTTTAACACGCAAAAACTAGGAGCTTTTGACCCTTACATGAATGAATACGTTCTTTCAAGTAACAATATAGACGTACCTAAAGAAGAATTTATCTATTCTTGTGGTTCTAGGAATCAGTTTACAACTGACGCTATTAGTGATTCAGGGGTATTTTCTTACAAGGTTGATTTAGGTAATGATACAGGTCAGGTAGATTTTGATGTGAATGTTGTATCAACAGAAGGCGTTACCGTAGATATAGAATGGAATGGTGTTACTGTGGCAACTCAGCTATTCGCAGGAGAGGCTAGTCAGGTTATGTCGTTTACTAAAGATTTAATATCCCCTAATCAAGTTACCGTTACCATAACGAATACGGATATTACAGCAACTACGGTTGTAGAGATTGAATCAAAATGCCCTACAAATAACCCATTAAAAGTCGTGGCTATTGTCTTGACAAATAACGAGGATTCTGGGAAATCGCTTCATAGAAATTGGGCTTACACTATAGGTACTCAAACAAACTACAGCACACTTCAAGTTGTTAACTTCTATTCTAGTATAAATAACACCTACGCATCTTCGTATAAGTCATACTTAGGAATTCAAGGGCAAGGTAGTATTCCTGCAAGTGGAGCTGAAGTTTCAATGTGGACTCTAAAGACGAACACTGATACTTACGATATTAGCAACGACCCTTCTGTTTTACCGAATGATACGTTTAGATGGTTGGTTACGGATGTTGATTATTCTAATAACGAGTCAGACTTAAATACTTTACTACCTTTAACGGCATCAATAACTCCATCAGGAGCTGAACCATCTTATAATGCTTATTTTAACGTAGGAGCTATAACCGGTGCTGATAAAGTATTATATTTGGTATGGGATTTAAGGAAAGCTACAGAAAGCTTCTTATGTTTCGATGCCGACACTACTAGCGTTGGATTGAATTCTGTATGTTGCGAGTGCTCTTGTACTGAATCAACTACAACTTACAGGGTAGACAACTCAGGAACGACTACAATAACCATTACTTACAACTCAGGAGTTGATTCTGTAGTACTACTAGGTGATAATTATGTAGATATTTGCTCTAACTCTTATCCATCGTACACACCAGCTAGTGCTTTTAATGTGTCAATATCAACCATTAATTGTGATTGTTAATAAATAAAAGAAATGGCAGCATACTCAAATTACTTCATAAACGGAGACACTTTACAAAACGCTACAGGAGTCTTTACTGACTTAGATATGACGATACTAGCTCCTAATGGACTGTATTCAAACGGGGTAGTATCTAGGGAGCAGTCTAGTTCTGGTTTAGGGCCTATTACGATATGTCCTACTTGCTCTAACGTTCTTTGCGAACATAATATAGCTATAGACCCTCCAGGGCCTAGCAAGGTTACTTTAGATTATGGCATGGGAAGTTCTGTTGGAGCTATAAAGGTTACTATTTATGGTATAACAACGTCAGTAGTTGGAGTAGGTGTAAAGCAAGGAATTAATGGATTCTTTAATACATTTTCATCTACAGGTGATTCAGGACAAACATATTTAGCAGGCCCTGACGTAGATGCGTTAACTTACTTCTACACTGATAATTTCAAAGCCCCATGTTCTAATTGGATTAACGGAATTGCATCACCACCTGTATCTCCGCAACTTGAAACGTATAGCTATACCCCTTCTTCCGGTTCTTTCATACCTACAGGAGTATTTAATCCATATAGCTTTACAAATAGAACGGCTTCGGCAGTTTTAAGCACTACTGGTGATATGGTGGCGTATATCCCTAGCGACACATCAGAACCCACATTAAGCGTAACCGCAGTGTACCCATGTCCTACTCAACCTTTAATCTCTGTAAGGTGTCCAACCTTACTATATGACTTCCAGGGTAACTTATCAACTACATCAGATATCGACCCTTGCTCTTTAAGTGTTGGAGGTAGGAAGTTAGTTCACGGTAAGGTACGAGGGACTACTGATGGTCAATTCGAGGTTGGGGATTACATATTTACTACAGATACTTTAGGTTCAGGTGTTTATGACCAATTATCGGACGGTGAGTGGAAGTCTTTAGGGAGTTACTTCCCTGCATCTTCCACTTTTTACTGCTCCTTTGAGGTTAAATACGGTATAATAATTTCGGTATCAGACTGTTAAAATACAAACTATGTCAAACCACACACTTACATTTAGCGAGGCAGCGAAGGGATTTCCTTCGTTTTACAGCTACATCCCTGAATACATGATAGGGATGAATAATTTCTTTTATAGCTTTAAGAACGGGCAATTATATAGGCACAACACAAATGAGCTTCGTAATAATTTCTACGGAGTGACTAGTGCGTCTACCATTAAAACAATCTTAAACGACAGCCCTCTTGACAATAAGTTATTTAAAACTATAACCTTAGAGTCATCGGACGCTTGGTCTGTAGATATAGTTACTAATGTTGCAGCTCAATCAAGCTCAATAACAGAAACGTCGTTTGAAAAGAAAGAAGGTGAGTACCTTGCGTATATACGAACGAACGGTGCTACGGCAGGTGGTGACTTAACTGAGTCTGATTTCAAGTCAAGAGCAAATGGCGGTATAGGGGTTTATAGCGAGTCCGCGGCTGGTGGTAGTGTACGCGACCTAAGATTCGAGCCTAATATTGAGTTAGGCAGTCAAATATCTATAGGTGACTCAATATATTCAGGAAGCGGTTCTACCCTTTCATTCAGAGGTATTATTTCCGACATAAAGAATGGCGACACTTTAGCTACAAATTACATTAGAATCAATACAGATGGAGCTACAGACCCATCGGTAGGAGATTTCGTTATGTACTTCAAGGATGCACAGGCTGAATCCCTTGGTGTTATGGGGCATTACGCCGAAGTAACATTAACTTTACCGACAACAGTAACCGCGGCTAGTGAACTTTATGCTATTGAGTCGGAACTTATGAGAAGTTATCCTTAAAATTGATTATCTTTGTTGATATATGGAATTAACTACACAACCATTAAAGCACGAAGATTATGATACCATTCTAAAAGGATGGTGGAAAGACTGGGGATGGGACGCTCCTACGAGAGATTTCTTACCTCAAGATGGGCTAGGTGGTATAATGGTTTACGATGGAGATACGCCTGTTTGTGCGGGATTTCTATACAACACCAACTCAAAAGTGGCTTGGGTTGATTGGATTATATCAAGCAAGGAGTACCGAGGATTTAGGAAAGAAGCATTATCGCTACTTATAGAAACCCTTACCTCAGTTGCTAAGAATTTAGATAATAAGTTTGCTTACGCCTTAATAAAGCACAAAGGACTTATTGATGTTTACGAGAAGACAGGTTACCTGAAAGGTGACAATTACAATACAGAAATGATAAAAGCTTTATAATATGGCGGCAATAACAGGAGCAGTAGTAGCAGTAGGAACGGCAGCCTACTCTATAGCTCAATCAGAGAAGCAAAAGAATCTATCAAAGCAAGCTGAGGCTGATGCTGATAAGGCATTTACAGCGGCACAGAAAGAGTTAGACGTTAACTACTTTGAGGAACTTGGTATAAGTAAGACTCCTTACGAAAATCAACGTGAAGCACTTTTAGTTAGTGCTGCTCAGGCTATGCAGCAAGGTCAGTTATCTGAGAGGGGAGCGACTGCGACTGCGGGTCAAGTCTTGGCTCAAGCTAACACTTCGCAGCAAAATGTTACTGACGCTCAAATTCAACAGACTGAAGCTTTAGAGAAACTTATAGCTGAAGAAGATAAATCTTTAGCGGCCAAGCGAGCAGAGTTACAGCTAGCACAAGCTGAAGGGGCTGGTATAGCTTCCGCTCAAGCACAGAACGCAAGTAACGCATCTATGCAGCAAGGTGTTACTGCTTTAGCTAACTTAGGGCTGCAAGCTTACGGAAACTCTGAGCTTTACAGTCAGAACGGGAAACAACCACCAGGGACACCTCCTGGAGTAACATCGCCAACAGCTAATAACGCTGACAGTTTTGGTGTATTTTCTAGTGATGCTAATCAACGCTCCCAAATCGTTCCATCTCAAAACATGGTAAACCCTGGTAGTTTCGGTGTACTTTCTAGCGATGTCAATCCTCACCCTCAAGTCGTGCCATCTCAAAACATGATGACACCAAACAGTTTCGGGGTGTTATCTAATAATGCTAATGTACGGCCGCAGGTTGTGCCATCTCAAAACATGATAAATCCTATAAGTTCTTTTATGAACTCAAGTGTTAACGGAAGTGGATTAACTCAAGAGCAATACCTTCAATTATTAAACTTTAATAGATAATGGCTAAATCATATTACAAGCAAAGCGAAAGACCTGAAGTTGAGGGTATTAATTGGGGTCAGATAGGTACAGATTTATCTGAGAAATTAAGAACGGAAGAAACTAGACGTACCGACTTAAAGGCTGAGATTGATAAAGACTCAAGGGATTATATATCGTCTTTTAATGATTCACCTCAAGGTCAGCATATTGGAGCGAATGAGCGAATGGCTACGTTTGCTGATAATGCATCTCAGCATATGCTAAGTTTAAATAAGAGACTGAAATCTGGTGACATTAAATTAAGAGATTACAATGCTCAAACAGCGAACATTAATCAGGGGACGACTGATATGTTTGCGGTATCTAAGACGTTTAATAAAAATTACGATGCAAGCATATTAAGGATTGACTCCGGTGAAGCTTCTGCTGAAGAGATTCATTATAATAAACAACTACAAGCTTTTGGAAACTCAAGCGAGTCAGGAATGTTTATAGACCCTGAGTCATCTCAAATATCTGTCGCTAAAATGGTTGATGACGGTAACGGTAAGCTAGTCATGTCATCAGACCCTAGCGATAGAAGGTCAATCTTTAGTTTAAAAAACACCGTTGAACGTAAAATAGACAACTTTAAAATTAATGAGTTCTCTGATAAAGTTAAGGGCTCATATAACGCTAAGTTTCAAAAAATACTTAACGACCCTTTAACGTCCGAAGGTATAAAAACATCTATGCTTGAGAGTGATGACTTTAAGAACGCTACAAACAATATAATAAGCGGCGAGTTAACTAACTCACATAATGCTGCTAGTATATTAACTAACAGAGTTCAGGACGCTGAGGGTAACCCTATAGAGCCTTACAGGTTTGTGACACTATCAACAGACAAACTTCCTGAAGTAAAAGAGGAGGGTGTTATTTATTTAGTACCAAGCCCTACAGACCCTAATAGTGGGGCATCCCAACCAAAGCTTACACCTAAGCAAACCGAAGAGGCTACTAAGATTCTTAGAACGGCTATAAACTCTAAGATAGGAGTTTCGGTTACTGAATATGATGAAGAAAAGAGAAGAGGACAAGAGCTTTCTAATGACTTAAGTCAACAAAAATACGACCAACTTGTTGTAATGAATCCAATAGATATAATAAAAGAAGGCTTGAGTATTGAGCAAATGAAAGAACTTGGAGAGCAACGTGAAGCTAAACATAAGTCCGATATGACGGCGGCAGGAAGCGTAGAAGAAAAGCGACGAATAGAACTTAAATATGTTGAGGAGAAAATCGAATTAGATATACTTAACACCGAGGATATGATGGTTGAGCGTGCAGCTAAACACAAATCTGATATGACTCGTGCTAAGAGTTCAGAAGACAAGCAGCAAATACAAATTAAATACCTTGACGAGAAACTTAAGCTTGACAATGGTTTGTTAGCGAAAAAGCTAGAGAAGGAAAGTAAGAAAGATTCTACAGCACTGAAGGATTACAGCACTTATGTTCAGGGTAAATACACCTTAACTGCTGCGGATATTTCTAACGATAATGCTGCTGCTCAAAACCTGAATAACGCTTATGGCGACTTAGGCTTCAAGTCTGAACCTGCAATGGCTTACGGTACTCAGGCAGTTAAAATAGTTGGCCCTGATGGTGAAGAGCTTGAGATTGTCTTAGGTTATCCTAACGCAGAGCAAACAATACAGAACTTTATAAACCTCAACACTCCCGCTGAGACAATTGGAAGATTAAGTAAATCAGGAAGCTTAACTTCGGGAAGTAATGAAAGTAGCGAGACAACAGTCAACACTTCAAACTATTAAAATCAAGAGATGAACGAGCAGGCACTAAAAGATTCTTACGAGTTATTTAAACAAAAAGGTTACACTAAATCTTTTGATGAGTACGTAGAGCTAATAAATACAAACCCTAACGCTTTAAGTGATTCTTATTCCATATTCAAGGAAGCTGGGTACACTAAATCTCCTGAAGAGTTTTCTACCTTAGTTGGGGTAAAAAAAAAAGACGAATCCATTTCTATGCCTCAAGAGGACGTTATGGAATCCACTATACAAGAAGCTCCGGAAGAGAATATCTCATCGGATTCTTCGTATCAAAGAAATGACTCTATAACTGACAACGATTATCTTGTTGGTCTTAGTAATGGTTCTATAAAAACCAATGAAGGTACTGTAGCTTCTATTAGCGAGATTTTTAATGCCGCTAAAGAACAGGGTTATTCTCAAGACGAGGTGGACACTTTAATGATTAATTCATCCTCCAACCCTACTGACTCAACGAGCGTGGTAGAGGAATCCTCGCTTGAGGTTATTATGCCTGAAGGTGAAAAACCTAATTGGCAAAAGCAAATAGATGAGCTCGGCGAATCAGCTTCTTTATGGAATGACCCAAGTACTGAGGGTGTTTCTATGGACGATATAAGTGCATATTACAAAGCTTCAGAAGAAAGGAAGAACCCTACCGTTAGCACCGTTCCTGAGATTGAATCAGGGGAAGCTGCTGTATTAAATACTGAAAACGCTGAAGAAGTCGTTACGGATACTACTATACCTACAGAATTAGAACAACAAATATATAATGGTATCTATGGTAGAGCTATAGAGCAAGGGGATACCTCTGTCCCGCCTATAGAGGATTGGATGACCAATGAAGGTATTAGTGCTTCATCTTCAGGTAAAGCCACCACCGAAGCCTCGATTATGGCTACCAGCGGAACATTAGAAACAGCCGTTACTGTAGCTAAGCACATTGAGAATGCCTACGATGACTCTTTCCCAGGAGACCTTATAAGGACTTTAGCTATCGGAAAGAATAAAAAACTTAAATTAGTTCAGATAGGAAAGCAAAAAGAAAAAGTTTACTCTGATGAAGATTTAACTGAAGAGCAGAAAGCAGAGAAAATAAAAAAGTTAAATACTACCGAGCTAAATATAAAAGAAGGTAAGCGAGATAATGTATGGGCTTCAGAGCCTATGATGGACATAACAGGATACACCGAAGGAGATACCAATGAGTTTGCAGTAAACGTTATGACTACCCTTTTAGAGTTCGCGGTAACTCCATCAATAGGGGCGGGTGGTATGGTAGCTAAAACGGTTAGTAAGGTTTTGCCACCCAAAGCCTTAATAGGTATTGGTAAAGTATCTTCTGACATTTTAGTGAAAGCTGGTCTGAACCCTAAAATTGCTCAAAAGATAATAAAGGAACAGTTACCTAAGTTTGCTAAAGCATTAGATGAAGGGGGTTCTAAATTCGGTCTATTTGATGTGGCAAAAAACTTTCAACAACAGGTTGACGACTTAGGTGGTTTAGATGGTGTTGACTTCTCTCAGTCACCTAAAGCATTTGCGAAAGGATACGGACTGGGAGCAGGATTAGGATTTATAGGTGCGGCAGGTAGACAGATACCAAGACTAGGTGCGGCTTTAAAAACAGAAGGTAAAGCTGTTGTAGCAGAAAAAGGTATTACCGAAACTCTAGCTAATAGAGGTTTAGCCAATTCTAGAATACTAGGAACGGCTGGTGAAACAATCGGACTTGGTGGTGAAGCTCTTACATTTGGGCTTATCAACGCTACTACGCCTACTGATGCAAACCCTGAAGGAGAATTAACTACTGAATCATTTAAAGAAGGAGTTGGTGAAGCGTTTAAATACATATTTGCATTTAGAGGTGTTGGTTTAGCTAAGAAAATAGCGGCAGGTCAATCCATATTCAACAAGCAATCCGTTGAGTTCAATAAAGCTGAAAAGGAAAAGGCTTGGTCTTTAATGACTGAGATAAATGAAAAGATTAAAAGCGGTGAGATTACCCCTAAAAAAGCTCAGGAATATTTAGACGGAGTAGTTCTAAGAGGTGGAGCACCTATATCCCTTATAGATAAGGTGGCTCAAGAAATTTCAGGAATGAAGAGTAACCTTACTCGAGACCACTTATTCAATAAAGTGTTTGACATAAAAGCTCAAGCTAAAACTGATGGCTCGTATGAGGTTAAAACCTTTTCTAAAGACGGAACGTGGTTAAGTAGTTTAGAGGTTAAAAGCCCTGCTGAGGTTAATCAATTCATGGAAGCCTTCAAGAAAGAAAGAGCTTTACAGATAACTAAAACAACTGAAGGTAAAGGTAATTACCCTTTATCTAACGAGGTTAATTATAGTATAAACCCACAACCTTTATTGGAAGCTCCAGCTACCAGCGAAGTTATTACAACGGTGGATGGAGAGAACACAGACACTACCACCAATATAGTTACTGAAGAGTATGCTGCTCAAAAACTAATCGAGGATGGCGTTGAGAATGCAACTCCTGAGCAGATAACAGAGAAGCAACAACAACTTTTCAAAGAGCAATCCGAGAAACTTAAACCAACAGAAGGTAAGACTCTAACTGAGAACAATACCAACATGGCTTATAGGGCGGGTGACTTAGTAACAAAACCCGAACAGATAGGTAAATTTGAAGGTGGGGATAGAGGTACAGGTCACTTTGGGACAGGCTTTTACTTCTTCGGCAAAAGAGATGACGCTGTAAATATGTCTAAGAAAGACCAAGGCCCTGACAGAGTTATATCAGAACTAAACCTAAGTGATTACAACCTAGCTAAAGGAACTTTAAAATTACACGACAAACTTAAGGATATAAACAGTAAGGTAATAAGAGCAGGGAGTATAGTTGAGGAGGTTAGACCATACGACGTTATAGATGTAGCCAACTTATCGGGGGTTGAGATTGAAGGCTCTGAACCAAATCCTTACGAAAAGTTTGCTGTTAGAAGTCACAAAGAGTCTGATGCTTTAGAGGCAGAATTTGGAGTAGAAGGTGCAAGAAAAGGCTATAGAGATTATCGTGAATTCGAAGCAAAACAAAGAGAGCAAATTGATAAATTAACCGAAGGCATTAATGCTAAGTTAAAATCTAAGGAGAATATTGACTCACCATCGACACTCGTAATGAAAGCTTTAGGTTTTGAAGGTGTGGACTCTAGGGGAACTAAATTAGATACAGGAGCTTACGGGACTGTAGTTTACGACATCAAGCCTACCGAACAAAAAAATAAATCAACAGAAGATGGAAAACAAGAAATCGCAAAAGGAAACAGACTCTTTAGTGAGCCCTTACAGGCAGCAACAGAAATTGCGGA